CCTGCAACAAATGTCAGGGTTTCTTTGTCATATTGAACAGCCGTTAATCCCGATTGCCCCGAGACAGATATGAATTTAAATGCTTCGCCAAGACCACCACCGCCATCATATAGTATTGGTGTGGTTGGAGTAATCTTTGAAAGATCAATCGATAGATGCTGCCGCTGTTTGTCGAGTTTCAGTGGATACTGAACCGAAAGCAGTCCTGCATCTCCCTTGTCGCCTTTATCTCCTTTATCTCCCTTGTCTCCCTGAAGTCCCTGTCCCCCGTCCTTTCCATCAATACCATTGGCACCTACAAGCCCGCGCTCTCCTGCCACTCCTTGAATTCCCTGAGTGCCTCTTTCGCCTTGGTCTCCCTTATCTCCCTTGTCTCCCCTATCGCCCTTCTCGCCTCTTTCTCCGTCCTTTCCATCCGATCCTCTTTCGCCTTGGTCTCCCTTATCTCCTTTGGCACCCTGAAGTCCTTGTGAACCGATATCTCCCCGTTCACCCTTCTCTCCCTTTTCCCCTTGAAGACCTGGAACTCCTCGTTCGCCTTGGGGGCCTTGTGATCCCTCGGCTCCCTTTTCGCCCTTCTCACCCTGATCGCCTTTTTCGCCTTTTTCGCCATCGGTGCCCCTTTCGCCTTGAATACCAGGTGATCCTCGTTCGCCTTGTTCTCCCTGATCGCCCTTTTCGCCTTGATCACCCTTTTCGCCTTTTTCGCCTTTTTCGCCTTGATCACCCTTATCGCCCTTATTTCCCTTGGTGCCGCGAATACCAGGAATTCCATCCTCGCCTCGAAGACCTTGAATTCCTTGATTTCCCTGTTCACCACGAACAACTTCGGTAATGATTTTTTTGATTGGCTTTTCTGTAGGCTGTACAAAAACATCTTCAGTTAAAGATTCAACAAGAACAAATGATTTGTCGAGCACATCTCGACCACCCTTAAGAATGATTGGGTTGCCATCGGCATCAAAGAAAAATGCTTCTCCGATTCCCTTATATGTGTATGTTTTCCCACCAACACATGCCGTTGCAGGAGCATATGTGAATATAGATCCCGCATCATAGTCCATGAGGGGAGTAACGAGTTTTACCTGTGTTCCTACGGGAATGCCTGATGTCAGTCGAATAAATTCAACAGATTCATCATCACTGGAATTGAGATAGTCGTTAAATCTATTTGTCATCGTAAACCCATAGAAGGGCAGTTTACGAGGTATTTAGGGTCAACCTAAACGGCTGTGAGTGCCTTCCATGATGCAGGAAAAAGACCTTTAAGTATTCTTCCAATAGCATTCGAATACTCTCGAACTTCCCACTGTGCATGAGGATCGGATCGAAGTTTGCAGACCCTAGAATATGCGGCAAGACTTCCTGTCCACCACCACTCGGTATATGTTCCTTGTGGCAATACAAATCGTGCTTGCTCGGGAGCGATTCCCTGATCGATCAGAAGGTTGTAACAATTAATCGCCTTATGAATGCTTTCGTTGTATGCATTATCTAAAGTTTCCCATTTTGATACATCTTCAACAAAGCCTTCACTTCCTTGCTTTGCATTTTGAGTTGGCTTTGTGCGCCACAATGGTTTGTAAACTTCAGGTGCATCCGTAACATAACGGCGAGAGACTTCGTTTTCTACGAATCCCTGTTTGTGCTTGAAGAGTTGTGTGCGTATAGAGATTGGTGCTTTGATTCGCAGAGTGATCTGTGGATGTGCAAAGGGAGTCCAATGATTGTGTTTTGCAAGATATGAGATCAGTTTTTCATCCTTATCAACAAACTCCATACTCTCTTTATGAAATGAAACACGAGCAGCATTAACTACCGTTAGATCACTACCCATATGCGAAACATATTGAACAAAGCCAATTCCGTCAAGAACGGAAGTGGATACCTCATTTTCTACCATATTTATTTACTCCTCAGTGGAATCTTCAGATGCTTTTTGTGCATTGACTGATGCACGAACTTCAGGGCGAAGTGAATCAATTCGATCACTTACTTTGTGATAAAGAGATGCAAAGATTGCATCCTTTGCTTCACTTGCCTTGCCATCCATTACAAGATCAATGATGGTGGGAAAATCTCCAACCGCACCATTATCCGCATCGTCTTCCATATCAACATCATCCATGCTCAGATCAGGTTCTTCTTCATTATTCATATTCAATCCTCCGTTGTTATTTAGCCCACTTGTTGAGTGCAATATGTCCTGCCAATCCCGAATGTGAATTTCTCATGATGTCATGCAGTATTGTAGTCTTTCCATGTCCTGCCAACACCATATCATTGATATCTTTTAGCCCACGAAAACGATCAGACCATACACAAACTCTATGCCCATTTTCCAATAAGCGTCCCATGGTTTCTACAACCTGCTTATTTCGAGGTTCATTGTCGAGTGCATATATCAGTTCTGAATTCTTTAGTTCTGTGGGAATATTTGTAGCATCGGAAAGCCCAATCATCGCAACAGCATTATCAAGAAACATGCTGTCAATAGGCCCTTCGACCACAATGATTGGTTTTTTGATATTGCATTTATCAAGACCGAACCACATCTTGGCAGCATCCCTGTCTGCCTTTACGGTGATGTATCGAAGGGTATTTCGATTTGGATTTTTGCCTCCAATGATTCTACCTTGTGCACCAACTACTTTTCCATCAATATCCAAAATGGGAATGACAATTCGTTCGTCTTCTCCTGCCTCGACAAGAGGATCAATGTTCTTTGCCCACTCACCATAGTTGTCTGAGTAGTATAGGCGACTCATATTTTCTGTTGACAACTGTCTATTCATAGCCCATACAACAGCAGGGTGCTTTTTAGGCAAGGTATCAAGTCGCGGTATAAGGCTGAGGACTTTGTCTTCGGCTTTATGTGCAACAGGAACTACTTCTATTTGCTTTGGTGTGCGCCCATGTATGATTCCCGTTTCCTTCAACACCTCGAAGACATATTGCTTATACAGATTTCCATCAAGCGTTTTCAGAAGCCAACTGATTGTTGCACTGTAATCACAGTTGTGGCATTTGCATGAGAATGCCCCCTTCTTCTCATAGATGTAGAAGCGAGTCTTGCTCTTGCTCTTGGTGCTGTCACCACAGATGGGACAACGACAGACTGCAAGGCTCGACTTCTTCCATTGAAAACGATCTAGTCGAGGAGACAGCAGATTAATATATTTGGTGTCGATGTGAATCGGCATGGATTGTTGCTATTGTACGAGGATACTAAGATTTCGTCAATGCCCAAAGTTATATAATTATATAACTATCGGACTAAAAAGATGAAGCAGTAAATTATTTTTATCAAACTTGAATATTCGCGAGCAAAAAACGAATCGGTCGCATAGATAGCGATTACAGTTTTCGCTTAAGGTCTTTGGTCTTTTTTATGTTACGGCGAACATACATCATTCCACGCCGACCTGGAGGTTCTTGTCCTGGAGATGCTCCCGCAATATTTCCACCACCAACAGAGTTTACGGGGGCATCTTCTTTTTGTAGGTGTTCGAGGGTGAATACAACATTTTTAAATTTGTATATTGGATGTCCGAGAAATTCATCACATGGTAACAGTTCGTTTTCTAAATGAACTCTTTTACCATGAATGATATATGTACCTGCTTTGATTGCTTTGGCATCAACACCTTCTTTGAGAGTTGCATATGTAAGACCTCGAATGTCTAACTCATGAAGGATAAGAGACTCAACCAATCCTTGTGTTGCATCATCACAATACTTTCGCAATTTATATCCACAGAGTGCAGCATCATATGGGACATATGATTTCTGCGAGTATGTGAATGGTTCTATGCCCTCAATAATTTTTCGAAAGTTGGATACCAAAGTCTGAAATCTGTTTGGTTTCTTTGACTCTTCTTTGTTCAAAGCACAGGTCATCAGGTCTTTAAATTGATTTGTAATGAGAGTATCGATATTCATCAGATTTTCCGAAGACGAGTTATGATTTCAGTGTCCATTACAATCTTGACTATGTCAACTTCAAGTAAAAATTTTGGTTGAGTGTCCGAAAGATACCCTAGAAATACTAGGAATGTTTTAAGTATGTAGTGAAGATCCATGTCGATCTTGAAGAATAGGAGTCGCGTCCCTGCTTCAATCCCGAAGACATTGCAAAAGGTGATGAGATGATTGAGAATTAAGCGTTCTCGAAGGACACCATCCTTCTTGTATCTTCGAAAAAGTCTCTTTAGATATACGATACGCGCAAGATCTTCCTCAAACTCTTTAATCCCCATGCAGTGCGGATTGTCATAATTTCGCATTGCATATCGGACATAATTCTCATTGGTCAGGCTGTCGCCTTTCATCATAAAGAGCCATGGCGATTAGCCGTTAGGAACAATCATTGCATGTACTTGGGTTAGCCCACTTGGAAGTTTGTGTGTTTCGACACGAAGAGCAAGACCATGACCAAGAAGATGAGTGATTCCATCATCCTTGGTATATCCATATGCAGATCCATCAGACCGAAGAGTTCCACCAAAACGAACGAGTGGAATAATTTCTTCGGTCTGTGTTGACAATCTCATAGCACAGTCTTTGGTCATTGTGAAATCAAGACCGATCATTTGAAGTCTACCCTGTGCCTGTTTCAAGGCAGACACAGGGTCGATGTATGGCTTTGCGGAAAGCGCACCCAAGTAGGTATTGATGCGAGTAATTGCAACAGGACTCAATGAAGACAGATTATAATTGCCATCGAGAGAATTGTCACCATCCTGAGGGCCAACACGCCCAACACTTCCAGATCCATCATATGCACTTTGGTATGGTGCATTTTCATTAATTGTTTTTCTCAGTTGCTTATAAGACTTCATGTTGAGTTCCTATTAGTTGCTCTTGTTATAGTTGAGATAGTAATAATCACTCATCTTGGGAGGATTTGCTCCACCCGCAGTTGCTCCACCTGTGGTAAGACCAGGATCTCGGTCAAAGAAGACCCTAAAGGAGGTGAATGCACTTGCACCAACTGCACCTCCGAGAGAATCCTGTGCCTTGAGATTGATGGTCTTAATACCCGTTGCAGCAGATCCTGCAACCGCAAGAACTGCAATATTGTCATATCGATAAGGAATGATATGATCATCGGTGCTTGTTGCTCCAAAGAATGTCTCTACAACAGCGGTTGGAACTTTGGTAGTATCGTTAAGGTCTGTTGCACCCGTATATACAGTACATCCCGTGTTTGTTCCCGACAAACCAATAGAAATGGTATTTGTGAAGTTTGCATCATTGACAACAACCTTAATATATGCAGTGACTCCCGTCAGACCACCAAGCGAAGATACACCATACTTGTTAACACCATATTGGAATCCAATTCCACCAGCGCGACCAGGAGTCAGTCCTGCACCACCGAATGTTCCACCTGCCATGGTAGCAATATAGTTGAAGAATGCATGGGAAACTCCCGCATCGCCTACATTGGCTCCACCTGTTGCACTATCGCCGTTGAATGGGCATGAGAAGTAAGGTGCATAGTTTGGAAGATCACTTCCCGATGTCGCGCCTTGACCCCATGAAAACCCTGTTGGGCCTGTTCTTGGAGTAAAAATTGCCGATGTTTTATCATCAACAGGCATTGCTACCAAAAGTTCAGTAATTACAGTGCCATTGGTAAATGCACTTGGTGTTGACGAGGAAGAAGATACTCCTGTCGCACCATATGAAAAATATGAACCCATAAGAGGCATTTCCCATCCACGGACGGTACGGGTGCAAAGTCTCTTCTGAATCTTATTCAGCCATGTTGGCTTTGATTCTTCTCTGTCGTTATTTTTCCAAGTTGCCATTTCGGTATATCTCCTCTGTGTTTCTATTTAGTTCTTTGCGGGATCGATAGTTTTTTTGCCGTTTGTGTCAATATGAGTCTGTACAGCCTTGGCAAAATTGTTGGCTTCCTCAGTCGTTCCACGGCAGTTGCACTCGCGAATTGCTTCATTGAAGTGCTTAACAAGAACATTTCGCTGTTCTTCAAGAACCGTTTGTTCAACAACTTTAATTGCTGCCTCTTTTGCCTTGTCATTGAGACAAGGATTGATTTCAACATCGCTACGATGTTCTTCTAAGAATTTTGTAATATCGGCAACGATTTTGGAATTGAATGGATTGTTAAACATGGTCTCTCCTGTGGATACTTGTTATTTATAGATCACGATCATCCGCTTCATATGCTTTCTTTGATATGTTGCCTTATGATCCCTTTTCGGGGTTGTGTCCCCATACCTTAAGTGCTAGTAATTTACGAGTAGGCTTTTTGTCTTCATCTCTCAAAGGCCCCTTTGCGCCTTTCATTCGATTGATGAAATTGACTTGCTTACCTGCCCATTTCCAATCATTATCCGACCATTTTGCCATGGGAGTGTCTAGCATTCGAATGATTGCACGGGCAGAATCTCGACCTGTACTGATTTTGCCGCCACCTGCACCTGCCTTACCTGCCTCCTTGCGGGACAGTCCTGCCTCGGCTCCGTCATCAGAATCAAGGAATGTCTCAATCTCCTTGCCCGACATATTTACAAGTTTTTGCCATTCTTTGTAAAGATCAGACATCTCTTTTTCGGAAGTATCTTCCTTTACGGACACACAATTGGGAACTTTTTTCCCATTCTTCATCTTCATTCCCACTTGTTTAAAACCTACCCAACAAGGCTTATCCTCTTCAATTTCTTTCCGCTCGCCAGGGGTGTCATGCTTGTAGGTCTTTACAATCTTATCAGTGCCGATAAGTAACGGCCCTCTCTTACTCATAGAAGTCCATTTCAACACATTGTTGATTTTCTTAGCCTCATCAAGCCATGTCTCAGACGGCTCCACATCTTCACCATGCATCTTCCATGCGGTCGCATAGAACACTTCCTTCCACCGCTTACCATATTGTTTTCGGAATGCTGCTTTGGTTTTTTCATCCTTTGAGAAACTTCGTGCAGCACCTTTGGGTGGGCTAACTTCAAGTAAAAAGAATTCAAAGTCTTCATTGATATCAGTCTTTGGCTGATTCGAACCCAACTCGGAATTACGAATCTCTTTGAGGAATTCGATATATGTTCGTGCTAGATATGCACCCTCCTGCATATTACGAGTCAGGCAGCGTTCTTCATATGCAATAGAAAGGCGAATCTTATTGTTGTTTGTTGCATCGCTCTGATCGATCTTCGTAAGGCGTTCAAATGCATCATCCTGTTCGTATCGATTATGCAACTCTTTTAACTGTCCATTTTTTGTGAGTTTTTCATAAAGTGTATTGCCATCGAGTTTATTTTCCATACCTAGCATATGAATAAGTGGATATGCTATTGCCTTCATTTTTGTAAGGTATGTGGTCATCTCAAATTTGCCTACCACCATTCCGTCTAAGATTTTGGTGAGGATTTTACCAATTGCATTTTTTTCAGCAAAGGAAACGATTTTTGAACTTGCACCAATGGTTGTATAGAACTGATGCAGAATTTCCTGTTTTGTATTGGCAACTTCCTTATTGAATTCTTCAGGTGATAATTTACTTCTCTTGTTTGCAAGAACAAAAACCTTAGATGCAACCGTACTACTTTTCATAATCTGAACTAGAGCACTAGCAGCCTCTTTGGTAGCCATCTCAGTCAGTTCAGTATTGGTATATTCTTCTTTTTTCGTTTGATTCTGTGGATATATTGCATCCGCAGGATCTACTAGCATTCCTGTCTTGCTAAGAAATTGCAAACCGATGAGGACTTTGGTGGACATATGGTTGCGATCACCAATTGAGAATTTGATGTTTGGATATTTCTTTCCATGAAATTCGATGTCCATAAAGATGACAAGTCGCGTTTTCTCTCCAATACCACTTTTGACTGTAATACGACTGACAATTTTTTTTGTTACTTTCTTACCATTAGGCAATTTGAAAGTGACTGTATGATTTCCATTGTCTTTAATATCTTCACCATGAATCATGTTGTAGCCGCTATTTCCCGTGTCGATCTTGGCTTCATATTCAATGCCATCAATCTTGACTGTTTCGCGTACCGCAAGGTTTGAAAATAACTTCCAATGTGCTTTGTTAAGAATATAGTCAACAAAATCTTCGACTAACTCTTCGCCCTTGACATTGTTCTTGCCTTTGCCATCTTCATAATATCGGTAGTAGATATTACCACTGCCTGGGCTTGCATTCATTTCAATGATATATGGCTTACCTTCATTGATTACATGATCAATTCCGACATAGTAGCATTTACTAACACGAGCGGCTTCCTCCACCAACTTAATTTCTTCATCAGAGAGTTGGAATGCACCGCCCTTTGAACCTCGGGCAATATTTGTACGGAAATCCTTAGGAGCCTTATCTCGCTTTGCACAGGCAAAAATCTTACCATTCAGACAGATACTGCGAACATCGTTCTTGAAATCAGGCAGGAATTCCTGCATAATGATTTCGGCATTGTATTTCCATAGAGTTTGTAGAACAGACTTCAGGCTTTCCATGCTTTCGATTTTGGACACGCCGATGCCTTCAGCCCCCGTAAGAGTCTTTACGATGACGGGGAACTTGCCACCAATTTCCTTAACAGCAGTTTCAATATTGCTTTCGTCTGCAACAAATGTCGTGCGTGGATGTGGGAGATTGTGCTTCTTAAGAGCAATAGCAGTTTCTAGTTTGTTTGCACAGAGTTCCATCCCTCCACGCTCATTGATCATGAACACCCCATTGTTCTGCAAGATGGTCATGATAGCAACACCGATATCACTATTCATCACACCACCACGAACAACGGCTACCGTGTCGCTTGGGATAACAGTGATATCTTTACCTTCACCGTCATAATTCTTGATAGTGATTTTCTTCGAAGTAACATTTGAAATTTCTACTTGTGCTTTAGAAGTCTTCACTGCATAGAATTCAATCTTGCGCTTCTTGCAGATTTCCTGCATCTTTTCGATTGTATCGGATAGATCTTTTTCCGAAGAGGTTAGTGCAAGGATTGTTACCTTGTCGCTTGGGTTTACAGCCTCCGAGATATATGACTCCCCAAGATTCAATCCCTTACGGACATCGCTGTACATCTTCTTCTTGGTGGCATTATCCTTACCTGGAACGCCCGTGGCAAACTTTTTAAAGTCTCCATCGAAAGCAGCAGATCTCATCTTGGAAGCAGACATTCCCTCAACACCCTGAGAATCATCATCTCTTGCCTCACCTGCCTGAACTACTTCAAATTTTTCGAATGAATATACGCGCTTCTTTGGATCACGATCTGCAACCTTGCCCTTATACTTGGCAATGTTTTTAAAGTTTTCGACTTGGTCGCTTCCTGCAACCATGATGATGTTCTTATATCCCAATGAACACACATGTAGAACGGCAGTATATGGATCCTTTGCCATTCCTACAGGAAAGTTTCCCTTGGGGAAAAACTTCTTTAGGTATGCAACCTTTTGCTTATGTGATAGGGGGTTCTTCTTTGAGTCTTGTGTTTCGGATGCAAATATGAAATGATCTGCATTGTGCTTCTGTGCCTCCGAAATAATCTTGTCCACCAATACACCATGACCGATGGTTGGAGGATTCATTCTGCCGAAAGCAATAACTGCTGTGTCTTTTTTTGCTTCGTCAATTCGTTGTAAGAAACGCTCTATCACGAGTTTACCTTCCTGTTTTGTCTACTAAATCGTAGTCGATTTACCAACTTAGTGACTCTTCCTGAACGAGAAACCACAATACCCTCGGGATCTGTTGGAGAAATCCCATTGTCATCCACGAAGAAATGCCCAAAACTAGACAGCATATAGAACTTACCGAGCAAAATTTCTTTTGCTTTGGCGATAAGATTATGTAGTTCAAACATAGAATTGAACTGTGACTCATATGCGTCAACAAAGGCAAGCAACTTGTTCAGGATGTCTCTTTTGCCTTGTTTGCCTTTTTCTGTCTTCAGTTTTTCGATGTCCTTGTTCAACTTGGTTTCCAAATTCAACTTAAGACCACGGGCAGAAAATTGTGAAAGACCACCATTAATAGTGGCATTTACATATGGAAGAATGTATTCGACCAACTGTGCATTGGAAAGAAGAACCTTCAGGAACGGCGATACCGTTTTTGATTTTCCTTCACACTCTTTGATTATGCTCATGAGTTTGCCATATTCGTCAGGCTTGAGAAGTGCACCCGTGATGTCATATATGTTGGGGTCAGTGAACCACACATTTGCACTCTTTTTCAGGGTACTAGCATCAAAGTTGAAGGAGACAGCAGATAACTCCTGCATCGTTTTTCCACTATAGACGGTATGAAAAGCAATTCCAAGTTTTGCTGAGGCAACCGATTTCCCAATGGCACTGTCTTTTTCAATTGCATACATGATTGTATTGGGAGCAAAAGTAATATATTCTTTTCCATCAATCGTCTGTGATTTTTTGGAATCCATCGTAAACATCAAGTCGCCCTGCAATACTCCCTTGATGCCAAGTCCTGGCAAATACTTTAAGCACTCGATCAATTTTGCGGCAAGATCGGAAATCGACACACCTTTCCGTATTTCTGCTTCGGTGTGATATGCAGAGACAGTTTTGCTAAATGCTCCCTTGGTAGCAACAAAAAACTTATTGTTTTCAGGATTAATCCCACACACAATAGCAGGTTTTCCATCCCATTTTGTGGAAAGTCCCAAAGAAGTCGAGCCTGTTTTGAGGCTTTCTGTAATATCTTTGAGGAATGCAATAGCCAACTTTAAGCCCTTTTCGCCCTCAAGAAGCATCAGATCTTCTATATGGTCTAGATGCTTATTTCGAACTACTTCTTCGGTAAGAACTTTATTTGCTTGTTTGAATGACAGCATATTTGCTCCGTGCGAAGTTATTTAGGCATATTTGTAATGGGCGGGGCGGGAGTTGCACCCACATACTCACGCTTATAAGGCATGCGCTCTAACTACTTTTCAGCCACCCGCCCGTAGATTAAGACCAATCGCCCATAGAGGGCTTCTTTCCCTTCTTATAGCCATACCCTCCACTATTGGGGGAGTCAAAGCCGTTGTCTGTATTCTCGTCCTCTGCATCAGCAGAATGATTTCCCTGAATCAACTGTTGCTGCGATTCATCAACATCAAACAACTTCATCTTCGAACGATCTATTCCAATCACAAACTTACGATTAGCAGCAACATCATTGTAGCGGTTCTTCAACTGCTTGACCATGACCTGACCGACTGCATCCAATTGTTCGGTTGCAACTAGAGCAAACATAAAGTCCGCAGTAGCAGGTAGCCCGAACGATTCTGAGGTATCGGTCAATTCGACATCCGTATTTCCAAAGCCTGAACGGTTCGTCTGTGTGGCAGTAAAGATTGGCACCTTCATCTCAACTGCAAGACCACGAAGTTCTTCTGCAATTGCCTTGATATAGGTATACGAATTGACATTTGCTCCTGGCTTAAACCGAGTCGAAGCACAGATATTGAGATAGTCAATGAAGATGATGTCGGGCTTGAAGTTCTTCTTCAGGCGCAGTTCATCAAGCAGATGCCTAAAATGGTTAGCATTTGCTGCCGCAGTCGGATATTCCTTGATCAGGAGTTTCCCTGTGATTCCCATAGTCACCTTGGACAGACGCTTGGCATAGATATCGATGGGTAACTTCTTCAGTTCGTCCATTGAAATATCCATAAGATTAGCATCGATTCGCTCTGCAATTCTTTCCTCTGCCATCTCGCAGGTGATGTATAGGACATTCTTGCTCTGTGTTAGGCAGTTGGCAGCATGATGACACATGAACAGGCTCTTGCCCACTCCTGTGCCCGCTAGGATCACATTGAGAGTCTTGTCGGGAACGCCTCCTGCTGTGATTCGATTGAAGAAGTCGAGATCAAAAGGAGTCTTCTGTTCCACTCGATGATAGAACTCATAACGCTGTTCGGCATCATCGATGAAATCGTGTCCGATATGCTCGTCAAACGAGACGCTTAGTGCCGATGTTAGGATTTCGGGGATGGCATTCTTTGACCTCCCCTTGGCTTTCTTCTCATCAAGAAGTTCAATAGACTCCATGAGTGCATTGTAGACCGCCTTGTCCTTGCAGAACTTCTCGGTCTGATCGATGAGCCATGCCTCATCAGGTTCATCGATAGTCTTTTCAAGAGAGTCTACGAGTTTAACACACTCGTCAAATTCTCCCTGTGATAGCCCATCCTGCTGATTGAGGATGATGTTCAGTGCTTCTCGGGTAGGGGCAATACTGTACTTGGCGATAAACTCAGAGACTGTCTTGAACAATCTCTTCTCACAGGTGTCATGAAAGTACTCTTCTCGCAGGAAGGGTTGCACTCTACGGGTAAAATCTGTACGGTGCAACAGGCTTCGCAGGATAATGAGTTCAATCTTATCTGTCATGGGTTCTCATAGTATAGCACAAATGTCGAGGTTTTGCAAGCGGGAAAATCAAGGCTTTCGGTAAACCCAACATCCCTCAGTGACTTCAAAAGGCTGTGGAATCAATTCGTCAACGGCTCTTTTTACAGCATCTGCACCACTCCAAGGATAATCATGACCCGACACATAACCTCCCTTTTTGACTTTGGGAAACCATGCAGCAATGTCATCCTTTACGCATTGATATTCATGACATGCATCGATGAATACAACATCAATCGATTCGTCTTCGTATAGTTTTGCGGCATCAAGTGAGGTCATTCTCACGGGGGTGACCACAGTAGAAACGGATGAGATATTTCCAAGAAACAATTGATAAAGAGTATTCGTTTTTACATACACATCAGAAGTATGAGAAGCCTCGTTACTCCCATCCCATGTATCAATTGCATCTACTTTAATATCTTTTCCCGAATTGATAATTTCTACCCCAAGGTATGCAACACTTTTTCCTTTCCAAGATCCAACTTCAACAATTTTAGATCCACTTGGAAGTTCTTTAACAAAACGAGAGTACAGGTTTGGATAAGTAAACCAATTCTCTCCAAATTGTGGCTGTTCATATATGTGATTCATTTGATGGTCTTTCTATAAATTTTTGTCAATAGTCTGTATCTGTGAATGGTTTGCCTTGTCTGTCTTTAGCAGACAGCAAGGGATCGATGCCTTCAAGTTTCCAATCAATACCAATAGTGGGATCGTTCCATGCAATACAACGCTCAAATTGTGGTGCAAAGAAATCCGTGGTCTTGTAAAGGAATTCTGCGGTTTCACTAAGAACAAAGAAGCCATGTGCAAAACCTGGTGGAATCCACAATTGCTTTCTATTCTGTGCGGAAAGAATTTCGCCAACCCACTTTCCAAAAGTTGGAGATGACTTGCGGATATCCACCGCAACATCAAACACCTCTCCTTGCGACACACGCACTAACTTTCCCTGTGGTTGTTGAGTTTGGTAATGCAGACCTCGTAACACGCCCTTGGTAGAGCGCGAGTGATTGTCTTGTACAAAGTGGGGTGCGGGGTGACCAAGTGCTTGCTCAAACACACGCTCGTTGAAACTTTCATAGAAAAATCCCCGAGAATCTTCAAGAACTTTAGGCGTGAAACAGATCACATCTGGGATAGCCAGTTGCTTTACTTGCATTGTGTTAATTCCACCACTTGAATAGTCCCTTTACTTGATTTGCAGTCCACCCAAACTTATTGATCTTGTCTGTGCTGATAGAGTATCGAAGATCTTGACCCCATCTGTTTTGTACAAATTGAATTCCTTCTTCTCCTATCCCGAAAGATTCAAGCAGATCAAGGGCAACTTCCAAATTAGTCATATGGTTGTTTGCGCCAATGTTGAAGACATCGTTTTTTACGCCACCCTGAATGAGTGTGTAAATGGCAGACACATTGTCCTTTACATAGATCCAATCTCGTACATAAGAGCCATCTCCATGAAGCGGAATCTTCTTGTTGGTATGAATGCATTCGAGGCTCTTGGGAATCAGTTTTTCAGAATACTGTCTTTCTCCGTAGTTGTTTGAACTGCGAGTGATCAGATAATTCATGCCATATGTTCGATGATATCCCAATACGAACATCTCGGCAGCAGCCTTTGATGCAGAGTAAGGATTACTTGGAGTCAGTTTATCAGACTCTTGGAATGCGCCCTCAGGTCGGTCTCCGTAAACCTCATCTGTGCTGATCTGAACAAACAGCGGTCTCTCATGGCTTGGCTTGCCACGAAGAATCTCAAGTAAATTGTGAACACCAATAACATTACTTTTCAGGAATGGTGTTGTGTCATTGATGGAGTTGTCTAAATGAGTCTCGGCAGCAAAATTGATCAACACATCACATGATGGGAGATGTGTGATATCGCAGATGTTTTCCGATACATGCTTATAGTTTGGATTGTCATCAAATGGCAAAACTTCATTTGCACAATATGTCATGCAGTCATAGTCAATAACAGAGTCGCCATTCTTAAGTGCTAATTCAACGAAATGACTACCAATAAATCCTCTTCCACCTGTCACGATGAGTTTCATAATATACCTTTCAAAGGGAATTCAAAATACGATCAACTGCTTGCAGTGTATTTATGGATGGAGTATATCCGTATGAAAGCAATTTGTCATTATTCAAACATACAGCAACATACTGCACTACTTTGTGGGAAGCAGGGGTTTCAACCGACTGAATTTCAGAAGTAGATCCCATTTTTTCTTTACTGTATCTGACAAGTTCCCCTATAGTTACAGGTTGTCTGTTGCTGATGTTGACTATTGTATTTGTTGGTGAGTTGTTGATGCATAAGTGAATAGCCCTACATGCATCATCGACATGCATGTAGTCTCTGATGTTTGATCCTTCATCATATAACTTAACAGGCTCATTCTTCTTGAGTAGTCCCATCATGTGTTGGAGTGCGTTTTTCTTTGTAGATACGCCCTTATCGCCTTCTCCAATGATGTTTGTCATTCGAAGAATTCTGTATTTGAGATTATATGTATCACAGTAACACATGAGCATTTGTTCTGCTGCTCGTTTGGTAATTGAATAGAATCCTCTTGGATCGGGATAATCAGAT